TAATAATAGTTGGTGAAGCATTTAAGCCACTTGCAACAGGGGCTGGCGGTGGTGGTGGGGCTGATATTGTTACTGTTGTGCTTGAAGTTGTTGTAACACCACCAGATGTNACATTAACATTATATACAGTNGTTGTAGTTGGCGTAAAAGAATATGTGTGACCAGATACTGCAGAAGCTACTAATACCGTGCCTGAACCATCTGTAATAGTACCTGTACCAGAATAGAACACTGGAGTAATAGAAACTGCACCAGAAGTAGGATCAACTGTGCCTGCACTAATTGTTGGAGGTATGGTAGCCAATACGCTTGATACACTCATATTAGATAAGCTAATGTATAATGTAAACTGAGCTGTTTGACCAGCTGTTAAAGAACCAACATCCCAAGTTTGACCAATACCTGTATCACTTGTAAATGTATTACCATCTACATATGTGTTAGAATCATATAGAGCTGAATTATATAATTGATAACCACCACCAAAGCCTATATTAACAAATCCTTTAGCTCTTGGATCTGGAGCAATTAAGAAAATGTTAGCTGATGTTGTACCACCTGTTGAAGCAGCTTGTACTACTGAATAACCATCCTGTGCTGATGTATTAAGAATGTTATTAATTGTTGTATAACTACCACCAATATCTACTGTATTATCTGGATCAACGTTCCAAGTATAACGAACATGATTTAATGTAGTACTACCTACATTCTTTAATGTTACTAATATAGTAAAGAACTTATCTGATACACCTAAATGAATATCTTGTGTAACCTGTAAATTGTTATTAAATGTAGCTACTGCCTCTGCACTTGTATCTGTTGTGCTACTACCCGATGTTGTATCTGTTACACCACCAGCTACTAAGCCTGTACCGGCCGTATAACCACTACTGGTATTAATAGCATTTGCTGCATAATTTGTAGAACCAATTTGATAACCACAACCCCAGGATACGTAAGGTGAACCTGGCATAAAGTAGTCAAAGTCTCCTGTATTAGAACCAACAACTAATCCTCCTGCATTAGTTACGTTAGTGTCCATACCAATGATATTTCTGGATACTGTACCAGAGAATCCAAATGTAGATGGAGCTGCTGTATTATGTGAACCAAATGTTCCAATAGGGCTAATGCCAAGTTCAATGTATTGGCCACCAATTAAAACTTCAGATGCTGCTGCGCCATTAACGCTATTGCTCTGAGTTACGTGGTGTATACCCTGATTTGTTGCATATACTGATGTAATTGCTAGTAACATCAATGTTATAAGTTTTAATGTATTCTTCATGCTTTTATATTTACTTTAAAAATTAAAAAAGAACCCGGCTCAGATTGCTCTAAGCCGGGTATGGATTACTAGCTTATAGTATTAAAATAGATGTTGATGTGGGGCTGAAATAGCGTCTTTCCACGCTTTTTTAAACCCTACCCAAAACTTTTTAATACTTTCAACGAACTTTGACTTTGTCTTACTGTTACCTATCTTATAATCCTCGTATGCGAGTCTAACAAGACCACCAACAGCAAGATAACTTGTTATGATTATTGCTTGCATATGTGTTGTTTTGATTAGAACCGCCGCCCGGGGGCTTTGGTTGTTATGTTGGATAATGTCACCAACACAAATACTTATGTTGTTTTCTATAGATAGTTCTCTTAAAATCTATAGGTAGAAACTATCATTTTGATAGTTATAAAATATGACTAATATTAATATCTGGTAAATTAAAACGGCTATAGGTTGCAAGCTCGAGTGCCAATTCGTTGATACCGTGAGCAGAAAGGTGAAAAAAGCTCACATCCTTGATCCCTATAATGTCACCTTAACAGCCGTAAAATGGTGGACCTGCCGGGATTTGAACCCGGGTGTTCTATACCGTTCTTATTAGTTTCTACAAGCTTATCATTACTAATAAGATATATACCCGTAATGCTGATATATAAATTGTTTGGTAGTGTTCCTGCTATTCTACTACCATGGAATAGTCAGTCTCGCTGAATGACGGTTATAATATATAGCGAGAATCTATACTACAACCGATCGAGCTTAAGCAGCTACGAGTGCGAAGCTTTCGCTTGTATTGAATGAATCCATTACAGAAGCGACTGCGTTCTTGAGGCTTTGAATAATGCCGTTTGTTTTGTAGTAATTTATAAGGATTTACTAATCCTGCTTGCTTCTAATACATCTGTTATAGAGTCGAATCCAGAACAGGCCCATAAAATATGTTAAAGAACTATAAGTAATATAATATATTTACCATGAATAGCAACTTAAAAGTATTATCTGAACAATATCAATTAATGTTAGAAAAACGTGTTCAACCAAAACCAGATACAGAAGAAGCATTACAACAATTTTTAGAAAAAAGAGCTGCTGGAGCTGCTAAGATTGCTAATAGTTCAAAAGAAAAAGGTGGTTTTGCTACTTTGACAGCTATTCATTTTGCTGCAAAAGCAAAACCTTACGCAGAAGCTGAAAAGATGGAAAATGATCCTAATAAGGATTGTGACAAATGTAATGCTCATTATAAAAAAATGGCAGAAGAGGTTTATGCTAAATTAGCAGACTTAGATAAATTGTCTCAAAAAGATTTTCAAGCTCTTATGGGTGAGTTAGAAGTTTGGGGAGAAGTTTATATTCGCGCCACCAAACCTGGTAGCTTAAAGATTTAAATCTGTAAAATCATTTAATATACCTTCATAAGGCTTATCTTGCTTAAAAATTTGCATGATACGATTATGTTCATAATCTGTGGTTGGTATTATTTTAGGTTCTTCTCCTTTAAGAAAAATAACAGTATAAGCTTTATGCTTATCTACCATTCTACGAATTACTATCATGCTTTATAGACACACCAACATTGTTCTCCACAATCAACAGTTCCGCCACTAGCAATATATCCAGCAAAATAATCATTAACTGCTTCTACCACTCCTGGCCAAGTTGCACCATAATCATGACCAGCAATATGCCCGCCTTTCTTTACTTTAGGGAACCAAAGCATAATATCATCCATAACCGCTCTATAGATATGATTAGCATCAATAAAAACAAAATCTAATGATTCATCTGCATATAATTTAGATGCTTCAATTGAGCTTAATTTTTTTGGGTTAATAATATGTTTTACAGGTTCTATATTTTTAAGAAATAATTGATAAACAATATCATCTGGTAATTTTTCGGGATTTATAGTGCCAAGACCTTCTATAGTAATTCTATCCCAAGTGTCAATACAATCTAATTTAATATTGTGACCAGAATTAATAATTTCTACTGCCATAAAAGCAGCTGAATTGCCTTGAAAACTTCCAATTTCTACAAAATGAGCATTATCATATCTTTTAGCCATATAAGAATATAACTGAGGATATGTAAACCAACCTGGTATTTTATAATGAAAGTGTTCCATATTATTATTAACTATAAGAGGTTAATATTCAAGTAGAATAATGTCCTGTTTATAATAAGTCTTTGTATGAAAATTTATGATACGTTTATGTTTAATGGTGAGACTAAAATATTAAACTTTAGACTGCATGAATTAAATGATTATGTAGATTATTTTATTTTTACAGAAAGCATTTACACACATCAAGGTAATAAAAAAGAATTAATATATCCTCAAATAGATTCACAATTTGAAAAATTTAAAGATAAAATCATATATGTGCCTTGTATAGAACTGTTTTCTACAACAGAATCTTGGCATAATGAACAAGGTCAAAGAAAATATGTTGTTAATGGGTTAAATCAATTAGACCTAGATGATAATGATGTATTATTGCATTCAGATGCAGATGAAATACCAGATTCTAATATTTTAGCTCAAATAAAAAATATTGGTCTTAAAGGGTCCTATGTATTTCCACAGCATTTGTATTATTATAATATAAAATGTAGATGTGAAGCTATATGGAAAGGAACTGTTGCTACAGATATTGGGACATTTAAATCTTTAAGCTCAAATACACAAAAATTAAGAGCTAGCACCAATGAATTACCTAATATTACTGGTAATAATGGTATTGCTGGATGGCATTTTTCTTATTTTGGTAATGAACAAGACATTATTAGAAAACTTAAAAGCTTTGCTCATACAGAATTTAATAATGATTATTTTACTAATCCAGAAAGAATTAAACAAGTCATTGAACAAAATGCTGACTTATTTGATCGAGGAATATATAAATTCAGTAAGATACAAGACGAATCATACTTGCCAAAGTATGTTCATTTACTGAATTAAATTCTTTCGTATTTATATACTGCTATATTAGTATGATTGGTAGTGTTACCATTTGGATCTTTTGCAAAAAATGATCCCTGCCATTTTACTATAAATCCTAAATTTTGAATATATTGATGTAATAGATCAATATGCTTTCCAGGACCNGCAACACTCTCATCATGTATTTCTATATAAATNGTTTTAAAGCGNNGGAATATAAANCTTGGAGATTTTAAAAAGATATCATANTCTGCACCTTCAATATCCATTTTTAATACAATATCTTCATTNNNTGGAAACCAGCTAATAATATCAGTTAAAGATATTGTGCTAATAGTAATATTGCCTTGATTGATACGAGATTGACAACCCTTGTCTTCAATAGTAATAAAGTCTCCAGTATTATTTGTTACCGCTGCATTAATAGCTTTATAACAAGCAATATCTTTAGTATTTTGTAATAGCTTTACAAAATTATTTGGATTTGCCTCTACAGTAATGATTTGTTTAGCATTTAAATCATTACAATACAAATCAAACATTCCAAAATGACCGCCAATATCTAATATATTTTTACTAGTTATTTCTTCTGGTGTTACATTATAAACATTCCAATCAAAGATTTCTGAATATACAAATTCATCTTGTAATTTTAAATGTGGATATTTCATGGGTATTGGGTTCCGTAGCGCTCTAAAAGTATATTACGAGATTTTGTTGTTACATCTGCCACATCTAATCCGTTAAAGGTAGCTGCTCCAATATGCCATATTGGAAAAGGTCCATGTTTCATATTGTGGTTATTTGCATCACTTGGCAATACTTGTTCTGGTATTTGATGAATAGTATATCCAGCAGCCCCAGCTCTTAAACAAAAATCAACATCTTCTCCTGTTCCTGGTGTAAAGGTGATATCTAATAATCCAACCTTATTAAACACTTCTTTTTTTACTGATGCACAAAAGAATATTACCCAAGGTTTATTATTCCAAAGATCTTTTACAAGACCTGTAACCCCAGCAGATTGTTTAGTAATAAAAGGATCAATTAATAATGGTAGCCATGTATTAGACAATAATTTAACATCATTATTAAGTAAAATAATATATTCTCCTTTACTAGCACAAATGCCCATATTAACAGCATTTGGATAACCAATAGGTTCTGGCCATTGTATAAGCTTAAATGATGGATCTAAATTGCTAACATATTCAATAGTACCATCTTTACAGCCATTAGATACAATTATAACTTCCGTATTAGTAAGGTCTGTATGATCAATAATACTTTCAATACATGTTTTAAGTAAAGATAACTTATTATATGTAGGAATAATTATAGAATTTTTGACCACATAACAAATTACACTATTTTAATAAAAAATCAAATGAATTGATTATTATTGATGTTATAATAAATTGTTTTTATGTCTCTTACACAAATAGGTATTAAATATGGCACAGATAAAGCTAGTGTTCATAAATTCACAGATTTTTATGATTCCTATTTAAACCCTCGTAAAAATGAGTTATTGAATATCCTAGAAATTGGAATAGACAACGGTTGCTCTTTAGCTATGTGGAAAGAATATCTTCCAAATAGTGCTATATATGCTATTGATATACAGCCCAAATTTCAATATAAAAGCAATAATGTCTTTATAGCTCAAGGAGATCAAGGTGATAGTAATTTTTTACAAAACGTATTCCCTGGTGTAAAATTTGATTTTATTATTGATGATGGTAGTCATTATATATCTCATCAATTAATTTCTTTAAGAACCTTGTTTAGTCGTTTAAAGAGCAACGGTTTATATGCAATAGAAGATTTACATACAAGTTATACTCAAAGAAAAATTGTTAATGTAACAGGTGAACCTTGGGTATTTGAATATGGTGGTCATTATGGCTCACCAATAGACTATACAACTTTAAAGGTAATAGAAGACTTAGAATCCTCAAAATACTATAATTATAATCCTTATCTACCCGTAGATCAATATAACTATATTAAATCAAATGTATCTCAAGTAAAACTGCATAGAACCTCTGATGTTCCGCCAGGATTTAAATGGGAAGACAAATACGATAGTATTACTTCAATGCTAGTTAAAAAATAGGGTGATTATTTGTGTGTCAGGAAATCACCAAACCCCGTGAGAGCAGCCCATCCTGTTTTCGCTTCAACGGTTGCAGAATATTGATACAGGTCTGCAAATAATTTATAAAAGCTTAGTTTTAGATTTCTTAGGCTTTTCTGTTTTTTCTGTAAGAATCTTAGGAGATTGTGGATTAATAAGATTCATTATATCCTCTGGTAATTCTTGAACTTCCCAAGTACCATGTGGAGGGCAATGAACAAATGTAACCTCATCAATAGTAGTATCTTCTCTTGTAATAACATTGCGATGAATACTACAAATAAATACAGAATTTAAAATAACAGGTTTATTCTTATGTGCTGGATTAGCATTGGTTAGGGTAATGAGCATAAAAATAATTATTAAATTAATCTGTAAATCAACTTATATCGGAATATTGACTTCTCCTATATTGATACTATTGCCAACCTTATGATATAAAAATACTTTTTTAGATAATCCATCTTCAAATTTTAATTTTTTAGCTGATTCAATAGCACTATTAGAATCTTGATATTTTGCTGTTTTGTCTGTATTACGACTCCAGCTATTATCGCAATAAAAAAGATATTCTTCCAATACATTTCTAGCATTCATGTATTTAACTGAAATATCTGCAATAATAAATTCTGGGTTTGACATATTAATCTGTTACATCTAACAATGTTAATCTTTTTTCCAATTGAAGATTTTTAATATTATAAAGAGTTTTTTCTATGTCTTGAGATACTTTAAATTTTATTTGTAATTCACTAGACCGTTTATCAACATATTCTAAAATATCTAATGGTTTAATATATTTAAGACCTTCATTACCATAGAAATTGATTTTTTTATCTTTACATTTTTCTGCTATTATATCTACTGCTTCCATTAATGCTGCCCATCTAGAAAATTCATATAAAGTAATTGTATTCTTAACTGGCATCGGCTTGTTTGTTTTTGTTAAGTGGATTTGTTTCATACAAAGGTTCTGTAACTACAGCTGTTGTAGCTGTTATATAAATTGAATTTTTAGTATTGCAATGACCGCAAGTGTAACGGTTTTCTTGATTAAATCTTATAGGAACTTCTGATTCTTTTTTGCAATTAGCACATTCTACTATAGCCATACTAGCTGCTAATACTTCTGCTTCTTTAATCATTAAATCTCTGGCATCCCTAGCAGCTTTATATTCCATATATGCTCCAAACAAATAGAATATAATAAATTGAATTATAATAGCTTCTATAAAAGTTGGTAAAAATTTATAGCCTATTAAATGACCTGCTTCACCAATTATAGAAGCTATAATGATAGTCTTAAGCAAAGAGCTACCTAGGCTAACCCACATATTTTTCATAATGTGAGAATATTAGCTGTTTTTTACAAAAGGGGCAAGAGAAAAATCTTGTAAATTTGAAGCTAATTTTTTACACTCTACCATTATTCCGTTTAACTTATTACGGAAATCTTCTATCTGCTCTTCTTTACCTTTAAATAAAGGAAGATCTTTTGCTTCACGAACTTTATTACGTAGATCTTGAGTCTTTACATAGATATCTGCTAATTCTCTTAATGCATCTTGTAAAGGAAATGGTAAACTTTGAGGTGGTAGAGAAGATAGATATCTGTTACCTAGATTTCCCATTTTGTTAAGACTAGGCACACTATCTCTACTAAATTCATAAGGTGACATAGCCTCTGGTGCAGTAGCACCTTGCTCACCGGTATAGTAAGAAGATTCTTCTAGGGTTTTCTCTAGAATAGATTCTGTTTTACTTTTTTGGTCCATTAGCTGGTGTAGTATTTAATACGCCTGTTAAAAATCTGCTATTGCATTTAGGACAAATCCAATGTGCTTCAGTAACAATATTTTGACCTCTTTTTACTTGCATAATACGAGGATGAACAGAGCTTTGACCACATGTTGTGCAAGAAGATGGACGTGGTTCTATTGTATTTTGTAACATAGATAATTATATTTACTCAAACATTTTAAAATACTCAGTGAATAATGCATTCATTTGTGGCTTATTAAAAGTAGATTTCCATGTATCTAAATAATCTAAAATAGAATTGAATTCTAAATCTACACAAACCTCTTTAAATTTATCAAAATTAGATTTGAAATTATCATTCTGAACTCGTTGAGATTCATATAGTTCCAATTCTTCATTGTATTGTTTAATGCCATATGAAAGATCTACTAATTTAAGATTTTCTAAGACCAAATTTTCATTGTTCTTTATAGTCAAAATATCCTTTTCAGAACAAGCATTATTATTCACATAAGCATTATAAGCTTTTGCTAATTTAACACCTCTAACTTTACCAACACCTTCTATACCTGCAATATTATCTGAGGTATCTCCTACTATGGCTTTATAATAAAGAAATTCTTTAGGTGTTAATTCAAATATACTTTCAAAATTTTCTATTGTTATAAGCTGCTTCTTAACAGGATTAAATAAAGATATATTTGTATTAACAAGCTGGGCAAAATCTTTATCTGCACTTATTATAATCTTATTGCCTTCAATAGTAGATGCTAGCCAATTAATAACATCATCTGCTTCTAATCTTCCTGGATAATAGCTTTTAACACCTAGATAACCAGCTACTTCTGCAATAAGATCTGCATTATCATAAACACCTTTATTCTTTTCTGGGTCTCTATTTCCTTTATAAGATCCATTGGTAGACTCTTGACGGAAATTCTTAAGCCCATATTGAAGCTTTTTATCCCAAATTAAACAAATTTGATCTGTATTGAATTTTTCTGCATAAGACTTTAGTATCTTAAGAAAGGTAAAAACACTTCCAACATTATCACCTTTTGAATTTAATAATTGCTTACCTTGACTGTTTGTTACCCAATGAGCTCGATGTAGAATGTTGTTTCCGTCTATTAGAAGTGTTGGTTTTTGATTCATTTTTAGATGCTTTAATTAACTGTTCACTATATTCAGCTAAACATACATTATAGACATCTTGAGGTAGAACACCACCTATTTCTAAAACTTTATTAGACAAACCCCATTCTATTTCTTTATTATCTATAGATCGAATATGTTTATCCGGTAAAGAAAAAAATAAAGAAGTGTCTTTATCTTGCTTAATTCGAACCAACCATTCTCCTTTATAAACACCTTGAGTCACCACATAAATGTGATGTTGTTTGGATGAAAATAAAGATCTAATTTTTTTAAGGAGTGAACCCATATGGGTCTTGACCATTACTATTCATTATGTTTTGGTTAATTTTAAACATCACTCTACGAAATCTTTCCAACAAAGCATCATTTTCTGCTGTATTGTTAGCTGAAACAACTTCTACTGGATTATTGTTTAAATCATAACCTATTAATATATAAGGGCCCATGAATTCTTTAATCTGTGAGTCTAATGTATTAAATTCTTTATTGGTCTCTTTAACCAATTTGGTCTGCATCTGCTTAAACCTGGCTTGAGCTAAAGCCACCATTTCAACTATTTTCTTTTGCTCTTCTGCTGTAATATCTGTTGGACTGTTTACTTCTACAGCAGATAATAAAGGAGAGTCTGTAGAAGTAAATTGTCCCGGAGCAATATTTTGTTTTGTTTTTTTCTTAGAAACACTCTTACCAGGTTTAGGTGTTTTGCTCATCAATATACTTACTATATTAGCGAACTAAACTACGCAATTCTGCTTCAGATACACTTGGAGTAAAGCCTTTATCTACACCCTTTACAATACAACCAATTGCATCATGAGAATGTAATGATTCTAGATGTGAGCAGATAATTTTAAAATCTATGATACGACTATCATTATTAAATATTTCATAAAGAAGACGAGAAGCATCTTCTACAAATTTTAAATTAGCTCCATTTAATTCTGCAAATGCTTGTTCATCTTCTCTCTTAACCATTACTTGAGTCTCTGTAGCTAAAGCTTTTACGCACATTTGTTGAATTTCTTCAAACCAAACATGCTTATCATATTTAATTGAAATGCGAGCTACTGATCTTTGAGAATGAGATACAACCGCTTTATTACGATACTTACGAGCATGTTCTCCTAATTCATATGAGCAAGGACATGCTGAGGAATAAACAAAATCAAAATGAACAATACGCTCAAATACATGGGCTTGATCCAAATTACATTCAACGGCGATATTATAGTATTGATAACCATGATTACCTGAACGTAAGCTTTTTTGAATAATTGGATAAGAAATCTTAAGAATAATCTTTGCATCAAAGGTTTGAAGATTAGATTTATATAAACGTAAAATGTCTTCAATATAATCTGCATTAAATACATTACCTTTATGCTCATAGAAAGAACGAATAATACGAGACATATTAATTCCTTTCTTTTCTGCGGCTAAAGATACTGTTCCTGTAACAGCTGTCTCTAATTCAATTGGATCTCCACTTTGACGCGTCCATTTAAGAGGCAATTTAAAATTATGAATACCAACTTGTTGAATAGCTACTTTAGCACCTTGAATAAGAGATGATGGTCCATTTTGCAGATCTGGTAAAGTGGCAATATATGCAGCATCAACCTTAAGGTTAGTATCATAAGTGCGATCTGGCTCTCTATATGAACCATTTGTATTATTAGAATCTGATGCAATTGCAGACTCTTTATCTTCACCTAACCAGTCATAAGATTGTGTATTAGTATTTTTCACGTGTTTAAATTGTTCTCCCGTTGTATAGCTCTGATTTGTTATTGATTCCATATTTTACTAAATAGCTTATTATCACCTCAATTGAATCGGTTTTCAACTTAAACTTTTCTGGAATAAATTGACCACCATCATAAAATTCAAAAAAGGTTTCTCCAAATAATTCTTTATGATTAAGGTAACATGTGCAGAATACTGATGCATTACCCGGATCAATCATTACTGTCCAGGAACGAGGATCTGCTTCACTATATCCATCAAAGATCTTATAGACCATGTAACCTGAGTCTTTAAGTCTTTTTATAAAATAACTTTGAGTTGTTAATTTATTAGCCATTATTTAACCAACCCTGAAATAATAAATTTAAATTCCACTTCTGGAGATGGCTTAACATAGAATATCATAATCTTATGATTAAGATTTATTCCAATTCTTGCATTATCAAATTTTACTGATGCTAATACTCTAAAAATATCTAAATTAAAAGGTAATACTTGAGTTAAAGGTTTACCCTCTACTGTATCTCCAATCTTAATAGTTATATTATCAGTATTGCTCTTTTCTCTATCTCCTAATTCACAATAAATACCATCTGCATCTGCAAATAGATAAATCTTATTAGAATCCGTGGTAAATGAGCTGGCTTTAAGAACCTCTTGAAGCTTCTTATAATTGATATCAAAGAAAGTATTAAGCTCTAATGCTTCAATCTTTTCCCTTTTAGTAGTAACCTTAGGAACTATTGTATCATCTAAGAAATGATATTTAAATTGAACAGCTTTTGATTTATAAGACATGCTGTTACTATCAATTTTAAAATTGATAATGTCTTCTGGTATAACCTCTAATACTCTAAGAAGCTTTTTAATATCTCCTATATTTAAAGAGGTTTCTTGCTCTATTTCTATTGAGTAATTGTATTTTCCAAGTAAAATAATACTAGTATCTGGTTTATTACAAATAACATGTATACCTTCTTTAGATACTTTAAGAGAAGCTATATCAACAGCTTTACTTATTACATTAAGAAAATTGTCGGCAAAATCTTTTTTAACCAGGTTGAGTTCCATTTGTTACTTTCAGTTTTTTTTTATTAATATTAGAATCTTTAAGAATAGCAAGAGTTTGTTGTGCTATTTCATTAAAATGATTCATTTGCTGACGTAATGATTGGAGCTCATTTAAAATATCATTCATTTGAGCCTGTTTATCTAAATCAAATTCTAATTGATTAGGATCTGAAAGTGTTTGGCTAATGATTTGTGCTTGTTGCACCGGTTGTGCTAAAAATTGAAAATCTGGCTGTATTACTGGTTGAGGTGCTGGTTGAAATACAGGTTGAGGTGCTGGTGCAGGTATTACT